TCAAAACTCGAGCGCTGAAGCCGCCTTTCGGAGGTGGTTCGGGGAGTACCGAGCGTACACTTTGAACGTGATGCTTGGGTCCGTGTGGCCGAGATACTGCGCGACCTCGTCGATCGACACGCCGTCCTCGACCATCCAGACCGCAGCGCTATGCCGAAGATCGTGCGGCACGACTCCATCAAGCCCGGCACGGCGCGCGGCGCCTGCAAATCCCTTCTTGATGTCCAGGACTGGTTCGCCCGCGTACTCTACGACGTAGGGCGTCTGCGCTGCCTCCCGCGCCTTCTCAAGCTCCTCCCGCGCGCGCGCCGTCATCGGCACGACCGCCCTGCCCTTGCGGTTTTTCTCGCCCACGACGCCGAGCCGGATCATGCCCCGTTCGAAATCGACGCGATCCCATGTCAATTGCAGGATTGCCGACTTTCTGCCGGCCGTGGTGAGAGCCAGGACGCAGAAGAGCCGGACGTGATCCTGTTTGCAGGCCGCCAGCAGCTTTCGGTACTCGTCCTTGGTGAGATGGCGGTCGCGCGGCGGCGGCGCGCTCGGCGCCTCAAACATCGCGCCGGAAACCTTCCGCCAGTTCAACGCTTGCCGGATGATGTTGATCTCCTTCAGGATGGTCGCGTCCTTGCGCCCGGCCAGGCGGCGCGCCTCCGTGTACTCGCGGCAAATCTCTCGCGTGATCTGGTCGGGGCGCAGGTGGGCGAAGGTGTCTTTCGCCTGTTTCCAACCGAATTCAAGCCGGCCGACGTCGGCGATCCGGCCCGTCTTCTCTTCCAGGTACGCTTCGACGATGTCGCCGACCAAAGAACCGGCCGGCGCCGCCATGTCGCGCTTGAAGTCGATCAGCCGACGTTCGGCCTCTGCACTATCTTTGGTGCGGAGGGACCGCCGCTGGGTGGCTCCGGTGTCGTCTGACCAGACGGCGTACCATGATCCCCTGAAGACCTTGGCGCGGATTTCCGGCATTCTATGTCCCTCACGGTGTCGAGGTGGATTCGGATCAAACGTCCGACCCGGAACGCAGGCAGCTCTTCGCGAGCGACAAGGTCCCGGATGTGCTGGGCAGAGCACTCCCATCTAGCCGCGAGCGTTTCCGGCGTAAAGGACCGACCGGGGCCAAGCCTGTTGTCGTTGGTCGGCTTCATGGCAGGAGCCCCGCTGATCTCAAGCCGGCCTCGGCTTCCCGCGCGCGGTGCTTCCAGATTTCCATCTCGGCGGCGAGTGACCGTTCCCGCCGCTCCGCCATCTCCGCGCGCACCGTCTCCTGATCGATACGGGCTTGCAATCTGACGATATGATTCCGTGTATCGCGCTTGTACTCTTCGAAGTTGCGGCTCACTCCGCCCTCCCGAAAACGTCCGGCCGGCTGGCCTTGGCGAGGTCGATCAGCCGCTCGAACTCGCGCGGCCCCACCTCATCCCGGATGATATTCAGGATGACATTGGCCCGGACCTCGGATGATGATTTCGGCGGGCGCGGTGGGACCAGGGTGCCGGCATGCGTGTGGATCGCGGATATGATCCGCTTCTTCCACCGCAGCGCGCTTGCCGCCTTGGTGCGCCAGCCGGGACGACGGTCCATCGCCGGCCGCGCCTCATCGGTGGCGATCTGCCCGAGTATCTTGTCGCGCTCGCGCTCAAGCCCCCATATGGCGACCGTACATTCCTCCTTGGTCTTCAGGTCGCCTACTGTAACACCGGGTTTGATCTCATATGCGAGCGGATCGGCGCTGTAGAAGGCAGGCTTGGTGATCATGCCATCGCCCTCCGCCGCCGCTTCTTCCACTTCGGGCCAGTCGTGACCGGGTGCCGCAGGGCGTTCCAGAAGCTGGTCTTCGGTGACCACTCGATACCCTCGCCGAGATAGACCCGGCGGGGGAAATGCATGGCGCGCAGGGCGACGGCCTGGCTGTAGATCGCGAGGAAGGTGTCTAGCGGCATCAGGCGTCACCGCCGTTGCTGTTGTGGACTTCCATCCACTTCGCCTTAAGCGCCAGAGCTAGCTTGTTGGTGTGGTAGATCGCGAACGACAGAGACGCCATCTCGTCTTCGGAGATGACGAAGGCGCCGATAACGCGATTGGGTGCGCCTTGAGCGTCTTCGACGAGCGTCGTCGCGATCTCCGACATGTTGACCGCGTCATGCAGGTCGCCTTCCAGGTCCATGTAGCTGAGTTTCTTCGGGCTCATGCGTCACCGCCCTTCTCAGGACGACGCGGTGCCGCCCACTCTAACGCTTCAAGCAGATCGGCCGCGACACTTTCCGCAAGCTCTAGCGTGGTGCCGAGGCTGCTCACTATGTTCTCGCGATAGGGCCCGTCGCCAACGTCGTTGAGGGACGATGCCGCCCGCTCGCACACGGCGAGCAAAGCGCGGAGTTGGTACCCTCGGCTAACGATGACTGGACCGCCGAGATAATCCGTGGCTTCGAAGGGATTAGTGGTCATTCGCCCCTCCTCTTGATGCCGGCTTCCACGCGCTTGCAAAGAGCGTCGACCATGTCCCTGGCGATCCAGGTCAGAGCGTCGACCTGATGCTGTTCCTGATTGCCATCGTGGTGCATCTCCTGCTGATTCCAGACGACGACATCCAGTAGGTGGCGCAGGTGGTTGATGTCCGATTCCAGGTCGTCCATCGTGTACGGCGGTTGGCTCATTTGAACCCCCGCGTCACGATGTTGCCGGCGAGCGCGTTGACCTTATCGAAGAACTCTTCGCGCCAATCGCTATCGTTCTCGTCGGTCTCGGCAATTATCTGCATCGCCATTTCCCGCGCCGTGAGTGGGTGAAGCTCAAGAAGCTGATCCCTGACGGCCGCGTACTTTTCGTAGAGGGCGTCGCACTCCTGTTGCGTGAGACCTTCGTAACTCATGTCGCGCCAGCCTTTCCATTGGCGGAACAATATCTCGATCCCGGATTCAAGCCCGACTGGCTTCTCGGCGCGATCGAAATCCACGAAACACAGCCTCCCTTCATCCACGTCATAACCGAACCACGCCCCCAAGATGCTGGGATCGATGACCTTCGCCGCATCCTTGAACTTGGTGGCAAGCTCTACGAGCTGGTCCTTCACCGTCGCGGCTCCGGTCCTTTCGACCGACGACACGATTGCGTTCGTCTCGGCAAGGCCGGTGATCTTGGGGGCGCTCATAGAGACACCCCCGCATTCACCAGCGCCAGAAGGTGTTCTTGCTGGAACTCGCCGAACCGGATAAACTTCTCCAGGTAGGCTGCCTTCGCGGCGGCATCGGCACGACCGGCAGGATGGAAGGCGCATACCGCGATCATTGCCGCTTCTTCGGCCGCATTGGTCCGATCGTAGAGACGTTTCGCGGCCTTTGTAGGCTTCTGGCCACTGGGCAAGTCGACGCCAGCGATAGCCGCCTCGAATGCCGAGCGTGCCTGCTTGTGCCTGTCAATCACGTCCTGGCACGGCAAGGTGACGTTGTGCCGAGCATATTCGCGCGAACCGATGTCTCCGAACATCACCGTGTATTCGCTGCTGCCGGCCGGGTAGATCTCGGCGTAGCATTTGCCACTCGGCCCTGCGGCGGTGTTTTCAGCCAAGACTTCCGAAAGCTGCTTGGCCAGGGTGCGGGCGCGGTCCCATGGATGGGCAGGCTCGGCAGCGGAGGCCGCAACTGCCGGCAGCGCAACGGCAGGGATCGATGCCAAGCTCGCAAGAGCGGCGCGACGGGAAACTTTAGGCATGCCTTCGGCGTCTGCCGAAAAGGTCTTCGACATTGGAATTCTCCAGGGGATGGGTGGAGCGCGGGCCAGCCGCGCTATGGTTGGCGGCTACGAGGCGTGCATCAGCCCGCGGACGACTTCGATGACCGTCGACGCCCAAAGAAGCTGAAGCGCGGTGCCGGTCTCGTTGGAGCGCTCAATCATGACCATCTGGCCACCGATCTCCTTCCCCGTCTCCGTCGGCTCGTACTTGATCCGCCCCTTCTTGGTCCTGATCGCGATCTGATAGCCAGCGGCGGTTAGCGCCTTGTTGATCCGCTGCGCTGAAATCCCGCCGAGCGCCGCGCCGATGTCGCCAGCGGTGAGCAAGGCGTGGTCGGTCTCGGCCTCGACGCGCTGGATGCCGGCCGCCGCCAGCACATCGATGCCGGTGACCTTGGCTGTAGCGCGATTGGCCGCGAACACAGCCTCTTTGCCGGTCAGGCCAAGGCGCCCCACAAGCTTCTCCATGTAGGTCATGTAAAGGCGGTGTTCGCGCGGACTCGGCGCGGCGGGTGCGGTGAGCGTTCCCCGGCGCCAGGCGACGAAGACCTTGATGAGCATGCGCCGGACAGCGGGCGCATTGTCCGCGTCCGATCTGGCAGAAATCAGCAGCGCCTGCTCCTCATTCAGCCAGTACTCGGTAGATGGGCGTCCACCCTTTTCTCCTGAGGTTTGCGCCACGGTGGCGCAAACTCCAAAGGTCTCCAATTCCGGCAGATTACGCTCGATAAGCTTGCGAATGTCTCGCGACCGCTCGAACCCGAGCCGATCCGCTATATCAAGGTCGCGAGCGCGCGGCTCACGTTCGATTTCGCTCAGAACGATATCTGGGAGATCGTTCCCGATCTGTGCGACTGGAAAACCGGACGATCCGGTGCTATTTTCGTCATCGTCCATGTAAGCCTCCTAGCTCTGGACACTTCGGGGAGCCGCCTGCCAGCGGCTTTCGATCTTGAAGGCGACGGTTGAATGGGCCTGCCAGCCTATTCGGTTGTCGCCTTCGTCGCTTCTGGTCTTGCTTGGTCCCGGCGATCGCGGATTAGCTGGCGCAACGCCTCCGATCTCGACCGAAACCCCATCTGTTCGCTCACCGTGTCTACGATCGCAATCTCGGCGGGCGAGAGGAGCACGACAACGCGCTGCGTGCTCTGCATGTTTCCTTTCCTTGGCAGCAAGGCGTTTACCATAAAGTGACATCCTGAGTGACATTGGCTGTGCAATTTTCTAATGTCAAGCGGCGTGTTAACGCTGATGATACATGGCTGTGCACAGACAATGATGGTTGAGAAGAAAATTCAGGAACAACAGCAGGGTGAGCCTGAAGAAGGCCCAGCTCTCCCGTCGCCAGTCGAGACGCAGCGGCGCGTGTATGCCCTCCCCCAGGAGATGGTCGAGCGGATTGTCCAGTTTCAGAAAGAAAAAGGTTTCCCTTCCGAGGTGGAGGCCGTAAGGCGCCTGCTCGACGATGCGCTGAAGTCGCGTGATGACCTGGAGCGCATTGTAAACCGGTTCCTAGGCAAGCTGAAGCATTTGCGGATAGCGTCTGAGGTTGCGAAGGACGTGCTGGTGGGGCATCCTCTCGTCGCGTCGATGAGTTTTTCGCACAACGGCGTGTCATACCGTCTGAAGGACGGATGGTCGGTATCCATATCGGACACAGGCTTTGTGTCTGTGCGTGACGACAAGAACAAAGTTTGGGAATGGAAGCATCCGAAAGGTGATCGCTTCGCCCCCGGCGGGTTATTGGACGACGAAATTCCTTTCTGATCCGCCTTGCGCCTATTGAAACGGTCTCAACCATTCCACTTCTCCCCTGATCAGGCTGCCTGTCGCGAGGCCGCATACAGATCGCGCAGGACGCGCTTGACCATGTAACGAGCGGCACGATTGTTGGCGTGAGCCTTGGTGATCCCGCCGCGTCCGGCTTCGTAGGCCTTGCGGTCGAGGTAGACTTGGCCATATGGGCCGATCGCGATTGACTGATCAGTGCGCTTGCCATCCGCATCCTTGACGTTGCGGATCTGCGCCTTCAGCAATTCGGTCGCCATGACATAGGCGATCGCGCGACGCTCCGGGTTGTATCCATGCTCGACCGCCTGTTCGGCGTCCGACACACGTCGCTGACGCTGGCCGCTGATGACGGCGAGCCCCATACGCTTCCACAGGCAGGACGGGTTGCGGTAGGCGGCAAAATCGCCGCACTCTCCGACGAGAACGGCGAGCCTGAGTTCGCCGAAGCCCTTGACGCCTTCGACCCACGCCTTCCAGATCGGTAGCGAGCGCGCCAGCTTGCGAAGGGTCTTCTCGATCGCCAGCCGTTCGGCCTCGAACTTGGCTTTCGCCTCCATAAACGGCGCGAGCGCCATCGTCAGAAACGGGTCGGAAACGGACCCGTTTATCGCGAGATCGAAAAGCCTGTTCGCCTCATCCTTGTCGCCAGCAGTCCACGAACGGCATAGGGCCTTACCCTGGAGGACCAGGGATTTTTCCGCTTTATGCCAGCGGCGACGCATGCGGACGAGCTGGGTGATTTCCGCGATGAGCGGCGAAGCCGGTCCCAGGGTTTCTGCGCGGGGATGCGCTCGCTCATCGCCAGCGGCGGCATTCTGGAATTGGTCTGCGAACAGTACCTGGCCGTCGCTGAAATTGTCGTGACGAAGCGAACTAGTTATGGGCGCCAACGCAAGACTGGCCTCGTCACGTCCGGGTTCACCGGAATGGTTGGCAACGGGCGATCGTACCAGGTGGATGCCGGTATGGGCCTGCGCTCCGCTGCCCTCGCTTTCGCGAGATAGGTTGGCGTCGACAGTCATTGACCGGAGGTCACAATTCATATGGTCGACGCCGCCGGCCGAAGCCGGATTATTGCGATCAGGCGAAACGCCGTTGGGTGCCGTGGATCGTCGGGCCTGATCGCCCTCCTCGCGGAGGATGATCTCGCCCGGCGTGGCGAGGATGGGCTGCAGTAGACGCATGGCCGGGCGCGGCATTGCTGCCGATTCGTTGAATTCTGATCTCATCGTCCCGCCTCCTGAAAGAGGCGTTCAGCGCCAGCGTCGTCGAGCACGTCGCCGACGCGACCTTCAGCAGGAACGAGCAGATCGACGGCGGCAAGCCACCGAGCACGGTGCGCCATCGTGTCGGCCTGGGATTGATAGTGGGCTATGGCTCGGCCGAGGTCTTCCTTGCCGGCGTCGCGCAGCTTTGTGCCGTCGAGCAGCGGGAAATCGAGAAGAGAGCGTGCGAGCCCGGCGGCCAGGGACCGGACGCCTTCCTTACCGTTGAGGGCGACCGGTCGTGCAATGGCGCGCATGATGGTGGCGCGGTCGATCCGGTGAACCAGCGAGATAGCCGTCTTGGACGCCTCCTTGACCGCCTCCGAGATGACGGCCTTCCGAAGGTTACTGTCCTTCGACAGCTTCTGATCCAGCAGCGCGATGGCTTCTTCAGTCTTGCCGTCGACACTCGACAGCGTTTCCTGCGCCAGCCCGAATAGGCTGACCTCGTGTTTGACGGCGGCGTTCATGTGGGCTCCATCGATTTGGTGGAACCATAAATGCATGGCGCATTATTCTTGTCAATGCGTATCGCACGATTTTAATGCACTTTGTTATAGGCGTCCGATCTTGCCGACCACCTTTCCTACAATCGAAAGTTTGTCGGGCGAAGTGAAGTACGCTTCCGGCGGCTTCATCGTCCCGACGCCAATGCTTCCATCTGGCGACGGATTGACAACCACTTTGTTCAACCAGCGGATATGAACTTGCCCGTCACCGTCCGCGATCGCATAGTGGCCGTCACCGCGCAGCGACGTGAGAGAGGAATCTACAATTACCCGGTCGCCCGCCTTGACTTCGGGGAACATAGTGTCGTCCGCCGCCTTCAGCAGAAATAAACTCCGCGTTGTTGAGCGAAGATCATGGACGATGAAGTCGGATGGAAATGTCCATTCACCTACGACATCGTAAGCTTCTCCGTCCCGCTCTTTTGGCCAGTTAGCAATTTCTGGCAGGGTTGCGGGTGAAGCGGCGAAGTAAACACGCCCTGGAATGAAAGTGCCGTATTCCAACCCTTCCCGGTCTTTCCTCTTCTCTTCGACCCAGGCATCCAATTCATCCAAGTCCTTCGCGTAGCGCATAGGCTCTTCCCCTGTGAGAAGCCACGCCGCCCTCACGTCAAACTTGTCTGCGTACAATTCAGCAGATCGAACGGTGAGGCCACGGTGACCATTCTCGTGCGCGTTGTACGTAGCTACCGCGACATTCAATGCGGATGCCGCCTCGGTGCCAGACTTGTATCCGGCCTCTATCCGGGCTCGCTTCAGTCTCTCGTGTTGCTGCATTATTTCACGCCTTTCTGCGGTTCGTAATGCGTCTAGCATGAAATCCTGATGCGCGGGGCATTGACTTTCAATCGTGCTTAACGCATCACTGATGCGACACGCACGGAGAAAACCCAGCAGATGTCCGACACCCTTACTGCCGAAGACGTTGCAGCTATCCGGTTGGCCAAGGGCTGGTCAACCTACCAGATGGCCAAGTTTCTAGGCTGCAACCAGTCGACCGTGTGGCGCATGGAGCACGGTGGGAATATCAGCGGCCCCGCTCAAAAGCTACTTCAAGGGCTGCGGGCGGAGTCGAGCCGGGAGGCATTCGCCGCATGACCGGCTTCACCTACGTGTGGACCGAGGATGGCACAGTCCTCCTCCGCGATCCCATCACCGGCATCTCGGTGTCCGGCCGCACGCTTGCTGACGCGCTGGCCGAGTTGAGGCGCCGGCTCTCGCACGTGCATGCGCGTGCGGCGCGCGGCGCGCAGGAAGGACTGGCAGCATGACCGAACTTCAGCAGCACCAGACGGACGCCTTCGAGGCCTACAAGGCCGCGAAGATCAGGGCCGACGAGACCTTGGATATTGTCGACGCCGCCGAAGCGGGCCGGGCGTGGTGGAGGTTCCTCCAAGCCTTCAACGAGGTCGAGCCGGCCGCGCAGGGCAGCGTCTGCAAGTTCGCCAAACCCAAGCTCGATCGCGGCGGTGCCGCCTGAATGCCGCGCATCCGGTCTACCCACTTCGGCCAATGGTCCGACGAAGACTTCGTCGCGATGTCGTTTCCCGCCCGGCTCCTCGCCCTGGCGCTGAGGAACATCGCTGACGATCACGGCGTCTTCGAATGGAAGCCCCTCACCATCAAGATGCAGTTGATGCCGGCAGACCACGTCGACATCCCCGCCCTGCTCGCCGAGATGGTGGAGAACAACATCGTCTTGAAGTTCGCCATAGGGCGGAAGCAGTTCGGCGCCATCCGCAACTTCATGCGCTGGCAGCGGCCCAAGAAGCCGAGTTACCAGCACCCGATTTCCCCCGAGGTTCTGGAATACGTCAGCAACAAGGGGTCTGGAGACGGAAACGGTCCCACTTCAGACGACGACGGTTCGGAACCGGTGGGGAACCAGTTCGGAACCGGTTCGGAAAACGCCGCGCAGAGGGAGGAGGTAATAGTAGGAAGTAAGAAGGAAGAGTCTTGTCCGAAACCGACCTCCGGTCGGATTTCGTACCCATCCGATTTCGAAGACGCCTGGAAGGCCTACCCGACCGACAAGCTGATGTCGAAAAAGGACGGCTTCAGCGCGTGGAGGAAACTCGGGTCAGACGACAAGGCGCTGGTCTTTAGGTCGATACCCGCTTTCGTTGCGTACTGCCGCGCTGACCCGAGCTACAGACCCCTCCACTTCGTGCGCTACATCACCAGCAGGCGCTTCGAGGGTATGGCGGACGACAGTCAGCCCAGTCCGGCCCGGCCCGCGGCGAATGGCCGGCCTGCGCGCGACGCGGACGGAAACCTGACCAACGCCGTCTTGTTCGGGAGGGCCTGATGCAGGATGCCCGCGACGCGCTCGGCGAGCACGGCATCCGGCTTCGCGACGGAAAGACCGGCAACCACAAAACCACTTGCCCGAATTGCTCCAGCTCGCGCCGGAAGAAAACCGATCAGTGCTTGTCAGTCACGATCGAGTCAGACGGCCGAGCAGTCTGGAACTGCCACCACTGCGGCTGGGCCGGCGCCACCGGCGGTGAAGGATACCGCCCTGCCCGCGAGATGCGGACTTACCGGAAACCGGAGCGCGTCGCCGAGCCGCAGCGGCCTGATACGTTACTCGGCTGGTTCGCCAAGCGTGGCATTTCGGCCGCCACGGTCGAGCGCTTCGGCGTCTACAAGACCCGACAGTGGTTTCCGCAGACCGAAAAGGAAGAGGACTGCATCGCCTTCCCGTACGAGTGGGAAAGCGAGCTTCGCAACGTCAAGTACCGCACCGCCGGCAAGATGTTCCGGCAGGAGAAGGACCCCGAGCCGGTATTTTTCCACGCCGACAGCATCGCCGAGGGCGAAGACCTGATCGTCTGCGAAGGCGAGATCGACGTGATGTCGTTCGTCGAGGCTGGGTTCGAGCATGTCGTCTCGCTGCCCAACGGTGCGCCTTCAGGCCCTGAAACCAGCGACAAGCGCTACGAGCCGTTCGGGACGCATTGGGAAGCTATCGTCAAGGTCCGCCGCGTCCTGATCGCCACCGACATGGATGGACCGGGCGAGATGCTGGCGCAGGAGATAGCCCGCCGCGTCGGCCGCGATCGGTGCTTCCGTGTGAAGATGCCGCTTCAGGGAGACGTGCAGTGCAAGGACGGCAACGAGTGCCTTACCGCTCATGGTGCCGAGATTCTGCGCGAATGTGTTTCTATTGCGGAGCCGTGGCCGATCGAAGGACTGCACGAGGTTGAAGACTTCGCCTTGGAAGTGATGGACCTCTACCACGGTCGAGGTCCGCAACCGCTATCGACCGGGTTTCGCGAGTTCGACAAGGCCTTCAAGTACATCCCCGGCCAGTTCATCGCCGTGACGGGCATTCCCAACCACGGCAAGTCCCGGTGGCTGGATCAGGTCGCGGTCCAGACGTCCCGGCTTCGCGACGAGAAGTGGGCCATGTTCTCCCCCGAGACCGGCGAGGCCAACCACATCGTCGACCTGTGCGAGATATGGGCCGGCAACCCGTTCCACGACGGGCCAAGTCAGCGGATGACGGAACGCGATGTCGCCGACGCCCTTGCCTGGCTCAATCAGAGGATATTCCTCCTCGGCGCTGTCGAGCATACGCCGTCGATCGACTGGTTGCTGGAGCGAGCGCGAGCGGCAGTGGTGCGGTACGGCGTCACCAACGTCGTCTTCGATCCGTACAACGAGGTCGAGGCGTCCCGGCCGGAAAAGCAAACGGAGACGGAGTTCGTCTCGCAACTCATTTCGAAGTGCAAGCGGTTCGCCAAGCATCACGGCTGCACGGTCTGGATGATTATCCATCCCACGAAGCTCAAGAGCCAGGAAGACGGAAAGGACCCGGTCCCCGGCCTGTACGATCTCGCCGGCAGCGCGCATTGGCGCAACAAGGCGGATGCTGGCCTCGTCGTCTACCGCGACTACGAGAAGGACGCGACCTTCGTCATTTCCAAGAAAATCAGGCGCCAGCCGATATGCGGCAGGCCGGGTTCCGTCCGATTCCAATTTGTCGGTATCGACCGGCGTTTCAACGAATTCGAAGGCACCTACACCCCCCTCGGGAAGGAAAGCATATGATCGAGCAAGACTACACCGACTTCTGCAACGTGGCGACCGATCTCGTGGAGCGCGCAGAAGGATATTTTGCGCGGATTTCCGACGAAACCCTCCACCAGTTGCGAGGACTGGTTCGCAGTGAAATGGCCGCGTCTCCCGGCGGAACGGTCGCGCCGGGATATGATTTTCTTGCTGGCATGCTTGACGCAGAAGTCGAAGATCGGGAACGCCATCCCATGAAGGCCTTCCAGACAGCGATGCTGGACTTCACGTCGGCAAAATGCGCGGCAATCAGCGAATTGGTGGCCAAGCTTACCGCTCTGCCGAATGCAGAATGGAACCGGGCGCGCGACGCTCTGCAAAGTTGGATCGCGAACGGTTGTTCGAATGAAAAGGCCTATCGCCGCGTAGTCGACGAGGTCGACTACGAGCGCGCGCGTCTCGCGTCGAGCGATCAGGCACATCCTGCGCCCAAAATCCCGTTCTGAGGACTGAACATGCAGCGGTTCAGCCATTCCGAAATGCAGCACGAGATCGAGAAGATGGTCTGGAGCAAGCGGGCGTGGCTGGGGGCGTTCAGCGACGGGCGGACAAAGCGCCCTGACCACGAGATCGAAACCCGTACCCGCGAACTCGCCGTCCTAGAGCAGGCGGCCGAGGACTACCGCGCTGCCGCAGAGAGGAAATCCGCATGAGCAACGTGAGAAAGGAAGTCCAGGCGCACATCCGAAAGTTCATCGCCGATCGTCGCGCGGGAATGCCTGACGGAGCCAAGGGGCTCGGGGAGTTCGAGGCGGTGGAAGCCGCCTACCCCGGCATCCCGTACATGGAGGTCATCCTTGCTCAGGCCGATGTCGATGCTGCCGAACAGGAAGCGTGGTGGCAGTCGATCGAGAAGACCATCGACGGCGAGGTCATCGAGCGCGCTCTGACGATAGGTGCGAAATGACCTTGCGCCCTATCGAGCCCGTCAACATCGCCGACCTGGCGCCGGCCGTACCGACGACGGGTCAGCCGATCTTTGAATACGTGGACCCGCGCTCGCTCTACGTTGACGCCACGTACCAGCGCGACGTGTCCGAACGCGGCCTGCGCCAAATCCGCAAGATGGTCGAAGCATGGGATTGGCGAAGGTTCAGCCCGCCGACCGTCGTCTACGGGGAGGACGCGGACGGCAAGACCGTGCTGATCGTGATCGACGGTCAGCATCGGTCGATCGCTGCGGCCAGCCATCCAGGCATTGACGCGATCCCGGTGATGATCGTCGAGGCGAAGGAGACGGCGGAGCAGGCCAAGGCCTTCGTCGGGACGAACGTCGACCGGCTGGCCGTCACCAACCTGGCGCTGCACCGCGCGGCGCTCGCGGCCGGCGATGAGGAAGCCTTGGCGATCCAGCGTGTCGTTGACAAGGCTGATGTGCGCCTGATGGCCTCGGCGAACGTGAAGTACGAGACCGGCGACTGCACGGCCATCGTTGCGGTCTCCGGGCTGGTGAAGCGGCATGGTGAACAGAAGGCCGTGGAAATCCTGCATATCCTTGCCGAGGCCAATCTGATCCCGATCGCAACGCCTCACGTCAAGGCGGTCGAAATGCTGATGACGAAGGACGAATATTGCGATGCCTTCGAGCCGGTGGACTTGATTGCGGCGATGCTGTCGACGCTATCGATCGGCGGTGACGCCAAGCTGTTCGCGGCTGAACATAAGGTGCCGTTGTGGCGGGCCATGGCCGCGCTGTGGTTTCGGAAGGTCAAGAAGCGGCGGGTGCCTCGGGCCGCCGACGGACCCGAGCCAGCTCGTGCAAAAAATGCACATACTGCCCCGACCCCGATTGCTCCGCACCCAACGGCGGACAAGTTGTCCGCTGCATCGCAGTGCGCTCGGCCGCGCACGATCACCCCGCACCAGATCCCGACGCAGAAGAACGTGACGGCCGCCGTGATGGGCGATCCAGATCCGAGCCGCTCGGCGCTGGCAGACTGGAAAGCGAGACAGGCGTCATGAGCCCCGTCGTGAAAGCGCTTCTCGCCACCATGTGCGGCATAGCTGCCGGATGGGTGACTATGGCCCAGATAGATGCCTCACGGTGGGGCCGGGATGCCACTGATGGCGAACGGCGCTCCGGCCTAGGCCTTCGTACCGATCACGGAACCGGGTGCCAATACCTCGTCACGCCATGGGGCGGCATCACGCCTCGGCTGGATCGGCAGGGTCAACACTTGTGTGGATCGCGGCCATGACGATCACGTCTCCATGGGAAGGGCATCCGCTTGAGCCTGCATTTTGGGGTTGTGTCCGGTGGGGCCTCGGCAGCGATAAGCTGCTCATGACCTATCGCGCGGCGACCGGCGACGAGTGGCGGCCGGGCGTATCCGCGCTTGAGAAGCTGATCGACACGGCGGCTGGCGCCGACAGCGCATTCCTCCAGCGCTTCGCCGATTGGGTAGCGGACAATGTGTTCGGCCGCCCGGAAAACCTCGACGAGGCCGACGATGACGATTGCTGAGCGCAAAGAACGTGAGCGGATCGATCGTGAGAACCCATGGCGTCCGATGAAGGACGCCAGACCGGACGGCACAATCTGCGAGCTTCTGTTCAACGATATGGTTGGCGACTTTCCGACGGCACTGCACTACTTCCTCGACGCCGACGGTAGTTGGTACCGGATCGACCCTCCCGAACAAGTGTCGCCGTGGCCTTATCCCATGAACTGGCGTCCGGCGTACGTAAAAATGACACCCGAGCGCCGCGCCGTGGTTAAGCGGAGGGCGCAACGATGACCGCGGTTGAACACGGGTTCGTCATCGTCCGTCCTGGCGGCCGTCCGGTGGGCAATCACCTCTATGCCGACCGGATCGCGGCCGAGTTCGTCAGGGACAATCTGTCCGGCGATTACGCCGTGCGCCCCGCGCGCCGCGTCTCGTCCCTCCGCAAGGCCAGCACGACTACGCTGGCTATGCACACCGAAATCATCATCGATCAGGAGCCCGCATGAAGATCACCGTTCCCCGCTGCCTGACCATCTCCGTCCCGCCGCGCCGCTGGTTCGTGCTGCGGGTGCGCCCGTCGTATTCGGACAGCATCTTCGAAAAGCTCGCCGAGGCGGGGTACAGCGTCTACCTGCCGCGCCACAGGTACGACAAGTTCAACCGTCGGATGCGGGTCTTGGTCGAGCGCTCTAACCCGCTCATGGCCGGATATCTGTTCCTGGTCCATCCCCGGCAGGGCCAATCCGTCGACGACTGGAGCGAGGTCCGCGCGATCGACGGCGTTTTGAGCCCGCTCAGGGATGATCGTGGGCCGCTGCTGATCCCCGAGATCGTCATCGAGAAGATTACGGCGGCGGAGTTCTCCAGCACCTATGACGACACACAGGCGGCGAAGAAGATGCGCGGCGAAACCGAGCGGGCAAAGATGGAAGAGCGCTTCAAGCCGGGCGGCCAGTTCCAGGTCAACGACGGCCCGTTCGCCTCATTCCTCGGCGTGGTGGATAGCCTGACCGAGGACGATCGCGTCAAGATGCTGCTCGATATCTTCGGCAGGTTTGTCCCGGTCGATTTCAACGCCGACCAGTTGGACGACTCGCCGGTGAAGCCGAAGGCTGCGTGAATCTGTGCACAACGGCGAAGGCTGTTGTCTAAGCAGTGCAAATCACCTATGTGTGTTCGTGGACGAATCGTTCGACTGATTGGGGGCCTTCGGGCACTGCCAGCGGGACGGTCCCAGCCCGGAGGAACGGCCACAGGCCTCTCTCGGGCGATTGGCGTACTTTGCCCAAAATTGCCGCCCGCTGAACATGCCTATGGCCTCGGCGGGCTCATGTGTAGGTCCAGGGGATTTCCCGTAGGCCAGCGAGCGCAGCGCTTGGGGTCACTCCCCGTCCTGCGAAGTCCTCGGGTCGACACGGGGCAGCGAGAGGGCGGAACGGGCTACCGCCGCGCCATCATCCTGATTGTGGTGGTCAAGGTGCTCCTGAGCGCCGGAGATGCAGGAAGTCGCCGCCCTGCCTCGCATTGAGTTCACCCACTGGTAGCGTGCTGCCAGTCCAAAGGGGTCGCCCGTCTCGACCCCCTTGCGTCTTCATGGCCCCGCGCATTCCTCCCCTGATCTCCGGCTATGGGGACAAAGCTCTTCGCTCGTAGAACTTAGAACCTCCCGTGCGGGGCGGGCCTTGGCCGGCCTTCATTGATGCGGGGAAGCGAGGGCGCCGGAAATCAATCAGCGCAGAATTGCGCCGATCCCATGCAGCCGCTCAGACCGGCGAGGAAAGACCATGCACCGCACCACGGACTTCACGCAGGAGTTAGCGGACGAAATCTGCGCGCGGATAGCTGACGGTGAAAGCCTCAAGGCCATCTGCGAAGAACAGGGCATGCCGCACAGGGCCACGGTGTTCCGCTGGCTGGCAGCGCATGAAACCTTTCGCGACATGTACGCGCACGCGAGGCTCAGCCAGGCCGACGCGCTGTTCGATGAAATCCTCGGGATCGCCGACACGCCCATGATTGGCGAGAAGACCAAGGAAACGTCGGACGGCAAGACCGAGACGACGACGGGCGACATGATCGAGCATCGCCGGCTTCAGGTCGACACGCGCAAGTGGATGGCCGCCAGGCTCGCGCCGAAGAAGTACGGCGACAAGCTGGAACTGGCGGGCGATCCGAACAATCCGGTTCTCGTGCCTGTGGTCAATGTCAGCATCGGCGGCGGTTCTTGACCTCAAGCTGCACCTTAAGCAGGGTGTAGCGTTCCAGACGGAGGCGACGGAGGTTCTTTACGGCGGCGCGGCTGGCGGCGGGAAATCGCACCTGATGCGCGCTGCGGCCGTGACGTGGTGTTCCGAGATACCGGGGCTTCAGGTCTATCTGTTCCGCCGTATCCGCGACGATCTGGTCAAGAACCACATGGAAGGCCCTCAGGGCTTCCGCGCGATGCTCGCGGGCTGGGTGCTGTGCGGCTTCGTCACGATCGTCGAGGACGAAATCCGGTTCTGGAACGGCAGCAAGATCTACCTCTGCCACTGCAAGGACGAGAAGGACCGGTTCAAATATCAGGGCGCGGAAATCCACGTCCTGCTGATCGATGAGCTGACGCACTTCACGGAGACGATCTACCGATTCCTGCGCAACCGCGTCCGCATGGTCGGCATCACGGTCCCTGCGAAGTATGAAGGCCGGTTCCCGCGTATCCTCTGCGGCGCCAACCCTGGCGGTATCGGCCATCAGTTCGTCAAGACCACGTTCATCGACGGCGCCGTCAAGTTCAAGGTCTACCGGGCGGCGAACAGCGAGGGCGGGATGCTGCGCCAATACATTCCGGCGCAGCTCGAAGACAACCCGTCGATGAACGACAATGATCCGGGATACGAGGCGAGGCTTCAGGGTCTCGGCTCGGAAAGCCTGGTCCGCGCCATGCGGTACGGCGATTGGGATGTGGTCGAGGGCGCTTACTTCGACAATTTCCGCCGTGAACGGCATGTGGTGAAGCCGTTCCTCTTGCCGAAGCACTGGACGCGGTTCCGTGCCGGCGATTGGGGATCGGCCAAGCCTTTCGCTTTCGGATGGTTCGCCGTGGCGTCGGAAGAGACGATCATCGGTCCCGGCCGTGTCGTGCCGCGCGGTGCGCTGGTGATGTACCGCGAATGGTACGGTGTGAAGACGGACGCCGCTGGCAAGTACAAGGCCGATGTGGGCGTGAAGATGCACGCCGACGAGGTCGGGGCAGGCGTTCGCGAGCGGGATATGCAGGACACCATCTCGTATGGCGTTCTCGACCCTGCGGCCTTCAGTCAGGATGGAGGCCCTTCGATTGCCGAGAGAATGGCAGGCGGTCTGCCGTCGAGACCGGGAGCCACCTTCCGCAAGGCCGACAACAAGCGCGTGCCGCATCGTGGGGCGATGGGCGGCTGGGACCAGCTTCGCGGGAGACTGACCGGCGACGAAGACGGACGGCCCATGCTGCTGTTCTTCTCGACTTGCATCCACACGATCAGGACGTTGCCGGCGCTCCAGCACGACGACGTGAACCCGGAAGACCTGGACACGTCGCAGGAAGACCATGCGGCCGACATGGTGCGCTACGCCTGCATGTCGCGTCCTTGGATCAGAAAGGCTCCAGAGGAGCCGAAAGCCATTCCGCGAGGCATGGTGCCGCTGCCGGCGATGCCAGACCACGGCGGAACGACGAGGATCAGGATTTGATCGAAGACGACGACGATCTGCCGGCAGACGAGGCGAGCGCCGATGATATCACGCTCTCTCGCAAGCCGAAGTCATCGAAGCCATGGCTCTCCCTGATCGATCGTCAGGACAAGGCCGGTTTCGAAGACTGGCAGGAGAAATGCTCGAGCATCGAGAAGCGCTATGCCGATCTTGAGCGGCTGGCTTCTATCTCGCGCAGTCGCGATTTCCAGATATTCTGGGCCAACGTCGAGGTCCTGAAGCCTTCCATGTATTCCCGGCCGCCGGTGCCGGTGGTGACGCCGCGCTTCCGTGATCGGAAGCCAGTGCCCCGCGCCGCGTCCGAGTTGCTGGAGAGGGCGACTGTCGTCGCGTTCGAGCGGGAAGACATAGACGGCATCATGCGCGCCGTGCGCGACGACCTCGCGCTGATCTCCCGTGGCGTGCCGTGGGTTCGGTACGAGGCGAAGAGTAGGGACGGCAAGCTTTCCGAGCGCTGCTGCATCGACCATGTGAACCGTCGCGACTTCGCGCACGAGCCGGCCCGCGAATGGAAGGAAACGGGCTGGGTCGGAAAGCGCTCCTGGATGACGCGCAAGGAGATGCGCAAGCGGTTCAAGGAGGCGTCGGGGAACGCTTACCGGGATGCGCAGTTCGAGCGCCAGCGCGACGACAAGAACAAGACCGACGGCTCACTGAAGGCCGGTGTTTGGGAAATCTGGTCGAAGACCGAGAACAAGGTCGTGTGGGTGACGCCCGGCGTCGACGTGGTGCTGGACGAGGACAAGCCGCACCTTCAGTTGGAAGACTTCTTTCCCTGCCCGAAGCCGGCATACGGCACCGTCCAGCGCAACAGCCTGATCCCGGTGCCGGATTACCTGTTCTACAAGGACCAGGTCGAGGAGATTTCCGAACTGACGGCGCGCATCTCGGCGCTCGCGGAATCGCTTCGGCTGCGCGGTTTCTATCCGGCCGGCGCCGGCGAGATCGCCGATGCCGTGGAGACGGCGGTCAAGTCGACCAGCGACCGGCAAATACTTGTGCCGATCAGCAATTGGGCGATGTTCGGCGGCGGCGCGGCCAAGGACGCGATTGTCTGGCTCCCGCTCGACATGGTGGCGACCACGATCACGCAGCTTGTGGCGCTGCGCCGCCAGTTGATCGAGGATGTCTATCAGATCACCGGCCTTTCGGACGTGATGCGCGGTGCCACGGATGCCAAGGAGACGGCGACCGCGCAGACGTTGAAGTCGCAATACGGCTCGGTCCGCATCCGCGATCGTCAGAACGAGCTTGTCCGGGTGGCGCGCGACGTTGCGCGGATCGTCGCGGAGATCATGGCCGAGAATTTCAGTTCCAAGACCCTGCTAGACATGGCGCAGATGGAGTTTCCGACGGACGCCGAGATCGCCAAGCAGGTCAAGGCGCTGGAGAAGGCGGCGCAGCAGACAGAGCAGGAGCTTCAGCGGGCGCAGGCTGACCCCGAGGTCATGCAGATGGCCCAACAGAACCCTGAACAGGCCCAACAGGTCATTAGCCAGGCGCAGGCTCAGATCGCGCAGTCCCGGGAACAGGCGGCGAAACTCAAGGAAAGCGTGACGATAGAGCAGGTCATGGACCTGCTCAGGGATCAGCGTATCCGGCCTTTCGTTCTGGACATCGAGACGGACTCGACGATCCAGCCGGACGAGGATGCCGAAAAGCAGCGTCGGACGGAGTTCCTGACGGCGTTGAGCGGCGTACTGATGCAGCTTGGCCCGATGGTGCAGCAGCAGCCCGAATCTGCACCGTTTGCAGCCGAGGTGCTGAAGTTCGCCACCTCGCCGTTCCGTGCCGGCCGTCAGCTTGAGGGCGCGATCGAGGAATTCGCGGAAAAGATGAAGGCCATGGCGGGACAGCAGCGCCCCGATCCGCGCGCGGCAGCGGCCGAGGCCGACGCCAAGGCCAAGCAGGAGGAACGCTCCGCCGACATGGCGATGAGGCAGGAGGAGCATCAGTTCAAGATGGACGAGCTTCGTCAGCAGGCCGCGAACCGACAGATGGAGATCGAGGCGAAGCAGCAGGCCGACGCAACGACGAACCGTCAGGAGCTTGGCGTCAAGCTGGTCGAACAGGGCCTTCCGCCGGACTATTCGCTGGAGACGGTCGCTGGCATGAATGCCGTCCAGCAGCAGCGCACTGACGCTCTACTGGCAGAGTTGGCGGCCAGCCGGCAGGCCATGGCGCTGCATACCGATGCCGTCATCCGCTCGACGCAGGCGATGACACAAGCCGTCACGTCGGCACTCACCGCGCCGAAGATGATTATCCGCGACGGTGAAGGCCGTCCGGTCGGGGTGCAGACAGTATGATTGATGGGCTGTTCTTGCCGGGGCAGTTGGTGCAGTTCGGAGGCGGCATTCTGCCGACCGTCTTGCTCAGTGATACGCCGGCAGCGGAGTATTCGTTCAACCTGACCTCTGGCGACTCCGGCTTTGGAGCTTACGGCTACAACTCGCCAGAAGATATCCTTGGCGTTGGCCCTTTCGGCTCGATTGATGCGGAGCCAATTCCGGGGGCGTCAATGTTGATCTTCGTGGACGGGATCGGGGTCATCGGGTTCACCGGAGACCAGATGGCGGTGCTCGCCGGGAAAACCGTGTGGGTCGATGGCGTTGAATACCCCTTCGATAACGACTGGGAGTATGATGAGGGGGAAGACGCCACGGCTGGCCAGTGGCTTGACGGCGGACCATCGCTTCCCGTTCGCCCTGAACTTTACGCCGTCAAGATCAAGTAGATGCGCATCCCCTCCGGCATCGCTGACCAATATCTGTATTTCGTCGCGGTCGATGAGACCGACCTGAAGACGCGGGAAACCGGACTGTCGGCGTTCACGGTCTATCGATCGCGGAATGGCGGTGTGGCGGCGGCTTATACCACGCCGACCGTTGTTGAACTGTCCTCGTCCAACATGCCGGGCATCTACGCGCTGCTCTTGGACGAGGATATGACGGTCGACGCTGGCGACGATAGCCAGGAGGTATGCTTGCATATCACGGCGGCGGGTATGGCGCCGGTGACACGGGTATTCGAGCTGTACCGGCGCGATGTCACGTCGGGGCGCACGCTGTCCGTGGAAAGCGACGGGGGTCTGACGGCGCTGCCATGGAATGCGGCATGGGATGGCGAGGTGCAGAGCAACGCGGCGGTCGCGCTGGCTGCCTACGACCCGCCGACCAAGGCCGAACTTGACGCGGCGGTCGCGCCGCTCGCCACGGCCTCGGACCTTTCCGGCCTAGCTACCGGTGCCGATCTCGCCGCGGTCGACGGCGTTGTGGACGCGATCAAGGCCAAGACTGATGGCCTGTCGTTCGGCGTCGCCGGCAAGGTCGATGCGAACATCACGCACGTGAACGAGACGGAGGTGACGGGCAACGGATCGCTCGGTAACGAGTGGGGCCCGGCCTGATGGCGCTCGGCGACGTTTGGGGCAACAGTTGGGGCGATAGTTGGGGCGCCTATTGGCGCTCGGCGGAAGAGCCGCCAACGCCGCCGGCCGTCCGCTTCCAGATGATCGACATCGTCGACGGCGAAGATCGGCGGATTTCCCGCCGCGATCGGTCGTCGGCGCTGCGCAAGAACCTGCGCGATGCGGTCAAAGCCGTGTCGGCGCGCACCGCAAAGGGTGAACCGGTCGAAGTCCCGCCCGTCGAGGTGGTGCATGTGCCTGCGCCCGAACGTCCTGCAATACAGCCGGCGACGAATGTCGTCTTCCTGCCGTTTCCGGTAGTCAAGGAGCCTGCCTTTGACGAAGAAATCGCAATCCTGCTGATGGCCGCCTGATGCCTTCGGTTGTTGTCGTAGATCAGGGCGGCATTCCTGTCGTCAACACGCCCCTCGGCGCGCCCATGACGGTGGCGAGCAACGGATTCGGCGTGGCTGTCACCATCGCGGCGAACGGGTTTGGGACGCCGGTTTACCTGCTGAACGAGAACGGTACGCCTTGGACAGCCTACGACCCCGACGCATCCACCCTGTTCGCCCGCTTCACGACGCCGCCAACCGATGCTCGCAAGACGCTGATCAGCAACCTGATCATCGCGCTGAAGGCGGCCGATGTCTGGTCCAAGCTCGATGCCTTCTATGTCATGGCCGCCCATGATGCCCAAGCCGCACGGCAGAACTGGATTCGAGATGCATTCAACCTGACGGCAGTATCCAGCCCGAGTTTCACGGTTGATCGCGGATACGCCACGAACGGGACGACCAGCTATCTCAACACCGGTTACACGCCAGCGACGGACGGAGTGAATTTCACGCAGAACGCCGCCTCTCTTGGCATCTGGTCCAGGGAGGACAGCGTCAATACCGGCAACGATATCGGCGGACGCGAGGGTGCAACCTCTCGCCAGACCGCCATCATCCTGCGGCCCACGACAACCACTCTGCATGCCCGCATCAATCTCGGCAATGCCAACGGGTCGATCGCCAGCAACTCGTCTCTCGGATTTTTCGTTGCAAGCCGGGACGATGCAAGCACTATCCGCACCTATCGCGATGGCTCCCTTCTCGGCACGGGTTCGTATGCGTCAACCGACCCATCGCCTCAACCGCTATTCATCGGGGCTTCGAACACCAACGGCACAGCCACGGCATTCCAGGCACGGGAGTACGCGGCGTCTATGGCTGGCGCGAGCCTCGATGCC